TAGCACACCCATACCTCTTGGTTGTTGTGATCCCTAACCTCCCAGAATTTCTCCCATGCAGGAAAAATACTCTCAGGCAGTCCACATATATGGCATTGTTTGCTAGCCATTAGCCCTCCCTTTCTAGTTCAGACAAACGGAAGATCAATGTCCCTTCCTCATCCTCTTCCATCCACTCGTCACGATCATCGTCAAGGACAACGGCTTTCACCTCATCCATTCTGACAATCTCGCCCCATATATCTTGCTCGATGACCTTCACACGGTCACCTGTTTTCAACTCAGGCATTAGCCCTCCTTTATCAAACGCTGGCGCAAACGATCTATCTCTTGTTCACACTCAGCTACCGCATCTTCCAACGGTTTAGTTGCTTTTTCCACAAGCCTGTGAATAGTACGTGCAAGAGTAGTTACTTGTTCAAACACCCAATCAGTTGGATGATATTCAAATGGTTCCCAAGCATGTTCCTCACACCACTCATCTAGTTCTTCACGCTCCCATGTATGCCAATCATCAGGCAAATGTTCAGTAAAGTAATGTCCACTTGCTTCTTGTATGTAATGTTCATAATCAATATCAAACATTATTAGCCCCTCTCTTTCGTATATAACTTGCCATCCTCACCTGTGTGATAAGTCACGCAAGTATGTGTAAAAGCGCACGCACCAGCACCATTATTAGGGCAGGTATCGACACGCATATAAAGTATCTGTTCAATGTCAGCACTCATCTTCATCCACCATCAACTGTTGCCAACACGTGTTGCACAAATGAAACGGTTCAACCGAACCCTTCACAGTCTCACGCTCCGCAGGACTCAAGTCAGGAAACGCATCCTGAAGCAAAGCACCACGCATGTAAGTATCTAGCTGACTCATCAGCACCTTCACCGTTTCGCCACGCATGCACTCACTACACTCAGCGAACCTGTTTAATATGCGCTCACCCATGACACGCATCCATGAAACGCTGTCTATCAAAATTAGAGTTAGCTTCCGCACATACGTCAGCAACCCCATCCACAAGCTCGTCAAGATTGTGGGACTCTCTAATCGCATTAGCTAATGCGATGAAATGTTTTCTCGTCATATCTGTAACCTCCAATTTGTTTTCAAGGACTCTCTCCCCTTTTCTTTTTCAACTAAAGTTGAAAAGAAAAGGGAGAGAGAGTCAACCTCCCACGTGAGGACTATCCTCACGCCATAGCTTTGACTTCGGCACACAACAGACCGATACGACTAACAATCGCATCAACCTCCTCATCCGTACCAAAATCACACGCCCAAAAGTACCTATCAGCTAGTTCACCTAGCTGAACAATCGCATCTACACGCATGTCCATCACTTACCCCCATGCTTCTGCTAAGAGCCACTCAGCTTGCGTGCAACCGTACTGAGAGTAATCCCTCTCAGACCATGTACGCGTCACTCTTGGCTTCCGAATTTCTGCCATCTCATACATAGCCGAATCGGGATTATCCCAATCCAACCAAACGCCAGCGTCATAACCCAACATCCGTAGGAGAGTAGCCTCCCCTAACGTGTAACGTTCTGGCTCAACAACAGCTTTCATACGCTCCCAACCATAGGAACACATGTCTAAGCCCATCCAATAATTGTCACTCATCGCAACCCCCTTACATGCACAGGTTTACCTGTGCTTTTAGCTAACTCAAGCGCCTGTGTAAGGCTCTCAAATGGTCTGTGTGTCAGCTTACGCTGACGTTTGTTGTCACTCATGTGTCACCTCCATGACATATATGTACATGTGAATAAAGAACTAAGCGGGGTATCCCGAAGGGATACCCCGCCTGTGTACCTCAGCTTAAGCTGAGGTTGTAAAGCCAAGTTCCTTGGCTTTCGCTATGACAGACATTTGGACTGAAGTCCAATGCGATGGAGTTAACTCCATCGCTTCCTGCAACTTCGTTGCAGCTGTCACCATGTCACCAGCTTTAGCTGACTTGGATGCAATTCCCTTAAGGGAATTTATCTTACGGTTCAACCCTTGGTTGAACTCTTTTTTCGCAGCTTTAGCTGCCGCTTTGTTCGCTTGAACCGAAGGTTCAACCGTAGTAACCGCTTCAACCAAAGGTTGAACAGGAACGAAATTTCCAATTTCGTCTTGTGTAAAAGCGGCTTCATCGGAATAATCAACTCCGTTGATTATTTCTTCTTCCACCATCTCAACGAAGTTGAGATTAGGTAATGCTTCAACCAAAGGTTGAACTGGAATCGAAGATTCCACTACGCCAAGCTTTTTGGCTAACGAAAGCAGAGCTTTCGCTTCGGTTTTGCTGATTTCCAATTTTTCCATCGTTCCTCCTTAGAACAATATTCTTTTCACTTCGTTCAAAGAATATTTTCTAAGGAGGATCGTTGAAACTACGTTTCAACGACTTTCAAATGTTGTATTTGAATTGCTTTAGCAATTAAAATACAACATTTGGTCATCAAATAAAATCTCTGATTTTATTTGATGGAGAATCGACAACACCAAAAAACCCAATGCTTTAGACATTCAGTCTAAAGCATTGAATAATCCAATCAAAGACGCTGTAAGCGTCTTTGATTGAGAACCAAACAGAACCATCACCAAAGGTGATGACAAAAACCGACCAAAAAATACCCATCAATTACTTATCCTAAAGGATAAGAATTGATGAAGAAGCCGACAGACACAAGTCAACCTAAAGGGTTGACTTGTGAACCAGCTGTTCGTTCTAAAGAACGAACACGTACTCCCTGTAAGGGAGTAAAGCCAGCCCAGTTCCCACAAAATCTAAGAGATTTTGTGCAGAAAGTACTCCCTATGGGAGTACTTGTACAGCAGACCGCCGCACCCAGTACCATAGGTACTGCCATGACCACCCCACCCCCCTTCGGGGGGTGGGGGGCGCACGCGTGTATATGTATAGATATGGGTAGACAGTGCGTTCAGTATTTTAAACCTGTATGCGTATGATAAGCTTCTAGTACCATTCCTTTCTGTGAGGCAGAAAGGAATGTTACTTAGTACCTTCTAGTTATAGAAGTGTTTGTCCCAAAGTATTTAGACTATTATTCGCCCGATTGGGACACCTGTCGCATACAATAGATGGCATATGAAAACGACAGTAGAAGTGAAGAGGGTGTTGGATCATGTGGGCTACTTCCATTGGGCTGTAGTTCAAGATAACCGCGTGCGGGAACTTTTTAAGGAACCCGAAGATGCGATGAATATGATGTCTAATCTTTTAAACGACTGGGAACCGAAGGATGAATAAATGGCTCAGAATGGTGGCGGCAAGGGATGGAAAACAGATCCTGAAACAGGCGAACAGCAAATGCCTGACAAATGGAGAACGTTCCTTGATTGGCTACTATTAGGACCTGACAGAGATCCAGTCACCCAACGTGACTGGGCTGCTGCGAATAAGATCCACGAAGATTCTCTTCGTCGGATCAAGAAAGATCCCCGATTCGTTAAAGAGTGGGATCGTCGAGCAGCAGAACTGAACATCAACCCTGAGAGGGTTCAGAGCGTTATTGATTCGCTCTGGCAGAGGGCTTCCGATGGCGATGTGAAGGCTGCTTCTTTGTACTTGCAGTACATTGATAAGTTCACTCCTAAGCGTAAGGTTGTTGTGGATGATGAGCGGGACACTCAGGGTTTATCTGATGAGGAGTTAGCTGAAGCTTTGGAAGTGGAGGCGCGTCATTTAAGGTTGGTGAAGGATGCCTAAAGTAGGTAGTAAACATTTTTCGTATAGTAAGAAGGGGCGCGCTGCGGCTAAGTCGTATGCGAAAAAGTCTGGTAAGAGGGTGACCAATTCTCGGAAGAAACGATGACCTCGCCTTCTGGTTTTGCTGTGGAGGCTTGGGAAGTTTTGGATGGTCTTGATGACGATGAGGAGCTTGTTTGTGGATTGGAGAACCCTGATATTTGCGAATCCTGCCAATGAAGTATTGGGTGGTGAGTGTGTTGATAATGGGCAGTTGCTTGTTTACAACATTAACGGTTGGGGTGTTGCTTCGGATATTACACAGGTTGTTAAGTTAGATGAATAAAACGATTAAGCTGATAGCTGCTATTACTGGTTTGCTGGTCGCTGTGGGTACTCTTATTGGTGCTATTACGGTGACTTTAGGTAAGGGTGACGATGCCGCTAAGTATTCTTACACTACGATAGTGTTGGATTCACCAGAGAAATATGAGCAGTTTTTAAATAACCATCCTGGTTGAGGGTAATGTCACGTTTATCAGAGCTAAGACAAGAAGCAGAGTGGAGAAAATGTGAAAGAGATGAGTCGTATTTCTTACGTATGTATTGGCATATCGCTCATCCTGCTCATGGTCGTATCTTATTTGATCTTAGGGATGCCCAATCATTCGCTTTGAATGAGTGGGCTAACAACAGGTACAGTTTGACGTTGAAAGCGCGTCAGATTGGTTGGACTACTCTTGTTGCTGCTCACCAGTTTTGGTTAGCTTTCTTTAAAGATGACCAGAACATTATTGATTTGTCGCGTACAGAGCGTGAAGCGGTGTTGTTGTTAAGGAAAACTAAGTATGGCATGAAACATATGCCAGATTGGATGTTGGATCGTGGACCGAAATCGTTGGTGGAGCATCAGCAAAGGATGGGATTCTCGAATGGTAGCCAGATTACATCGATGCCTTCAGCATCCGATCCTGCGAGAGGTGAGTCAGCTACGCTGGTTGTGGTTGACGAATGGGCGTTCCTTCCAAACCCTGAGGAAGCGTGGGCTTCTATAGAGCCTGTCGCTGATGTGGGTGGTCGTATCATCGGTTTGTCTACTGCTAATGGGTCTGGTAACTTTTTTCACAATTTGTGGACTGGGGCTGAGACTGGTAATAACCGTTTCTCCCCTATGTTTTTCCCTTGGTCAGCTTCGGAGGACAGAGATGAGACATGGTATGAATCTAAGAAGCAATCTATGCTTTCGTGGCAGCTCGCACAGGAATATCCGACAAGTCCCGAAGAGGCATTTGTTCGGTCTGGTAATCCTGTTTTCGATCTTGACATGCTTGACAATATGCGTCGTCATGTTAGAGCAGGTATATCAGGTTATCTCCATGAGACTCACGCGAATGTGGTCGAGTTTAGGGTTTCGTAAGAATGTTTACAGTATGGCAGGAGCCAGAAAGATGGAATGGTTACGTTCTCGGCGTTGATACAGCTGAGGGTTTAGGTCATGGTGACTATTCTTGTATTCAAGTTATTGATGCTAAGAATGGTGAACAGGTTGCGGTTTGGCATGGGCGCATACCGCCTGACGAGTTGGCACATGAGGTTTATAACATTGGCATGTGGTATGGCGATGCTTTATGTTGCGTGGAGTCTAACAATCATGGTTTAACTACGATCACACAGTTACGACAACTAGGGTACCCTAAGCTTTTTCGTAAGCGAGCTTTAAATAAGTCTACAGATCGTGTTACTCAAGAGTTTGGTTGGCGCACTACTCGTACTTCTAAGCCTTTGTTGATTGATGATCTTGCTAAGGCTATGAAAAATGAGGAGTTGGTTCTTCATTGTGAGCATACTATTGCAGAGTTGAGAACTTATAGACGTAATGAGAAGGGTGGTATGTCTGGTTCTCCTTTTGATGACCGTGTTATGTCTTTGGCTTTAGCTAATCAGATGCGCCAGTATGCTTATGTGCCTGAATATGCGCCTGTTGTTGATGATTCTTGGACTTTTGATTGGTGGAGAAGGCAGATTCCTAAGAATAATGAGGTTATAGGTCAGGATATTATTGGTAAAAACACTATGCGTGGGACAGTCTGAGTAGTTTCATAGGACATATTATGAATGGAGAGTCCTTTTATGAGTAAACCTAATAAATATAATGCTTCTGGTATGGGTGCTAACCCTAACTTGAACACTAACGTGCTTGAGTTTGGTCCTCCTACTGAGACAGGTTCACAGAAAGCTACTTTGCGTTCTGATGAAGGTGGATCTAGGCAGGTAAGTAATGAACAGGCACCACGTGAGACACCTTTCAACCAGCATGGGCATACAGGAAAAGTAGAACCTGCTTCTGTACAACCATAGATAGTGGCTATTCTACCCAAGAACGCTTCTTATCAAGAGTTCGCAAAATATGTTGAGATCCATAAGGGTCCTAAAACAGATACTGAGCTTGAAGAGTTGTGGGATTGGAGACAAAAACTTTTAGGGGTGAAAGTCATCACTGGTTCCGTAGCGCGATCTATGTTACCTCCTGATGAACAGCATCTCACTTTAAAGGAACGTGAGAAGAAAGTTATTTCAGAAGCGGAAGCTGCTGGTATTCAAGTAGAAAGAGCGCCTAGTTAATGGCAAGAGAAACCAAGTCAGAAAAATTTGCTCGCGTACACAGCCGTTTGGAGTTAGCTCGTCGTTGGAGAACCGACGAAGGGTACGATTCTAAGTGGCGACGTATGATCGACATGTATCGTGGGAAAACATATTGGGGTGTTTCTAATAATAGTTACGCCCAAGCTCCTGATCGTATTTCTGTCAATTTGGCTTTCAGTACTATCAATGTGATAGCTCCTTCTATAGCTGTTAATCATCCTAAGATTACTGTTACTGCTAACAGGGAAGAGGATCAAGACAGAGCG